ATGTCCCCAACACTCATACCTAACATAAATAAAAGCCCTGCACCTAACACTATTATCAAAAAAATTAACGCCTTGTTATTTGTATCTGAAATACCTTTAAAAAGTCCGTTATTTTTATTTAATTCATTCCTTACACTGTTTTCAACCAGTTTATTACCTAAAGATTTTAATTCATTTACAATCTCCTTCAAGGACGCCTCAATATTTTCTATTTTAGCCTCAAAATGTTTCATATTCGCCCTATCTTCCGCATTTTTTCTCATAAGTAGACTAAAACCATCCTCAACTTTATAGACCCGATTTTCTAACTTATCGACTTTTTCCTCTATATCATCTACTTTTTCATTTAATCCAGCTACCCTTATTTCTAAAACTCTTTCATCAGTCATTACTCTTCCTCTTTTCCCATCTCTGCCCTGCTTTTTATCATTTCTATAAATTCTGTTTTATCAATTCCTGTCCCTGGGCAGGTCTTATTAGAATATTCCCTATGAAATATAATCTTTTCGTAAGGCAAGCCATTTCTAACAAAATAAGCACATAATTCAATTATTGCATTTAATTGTTCACCTTCTAATACATCATTACCTATATCAAAATTACCTAACATTTCAATAGCCAATGCACCTGTATTATGCCCCGTAATACTTGCAGGTGTCTTGTTAAAAGCCCTACCCGTTACCCATTTACCATCTGGCAATAATGTTAAATGTTGTCCAATATCTGCCCAACCATTTACCTGTGTATGATGTCTAAACATATTTTCTTGCAACCTTATTCCGTTCTCGCCATTATAATCGGAGTGGTCAGGTTTCCACGTATGGTGAATATGAATTGACTTATATTTATATTTCTGCAATTCTTTCAACAACTCATTAGTATATAAAATCTTAAATCTTGTCCCCATATATCTTCACCCCCTCATAAATAAAAAAAGGCATTTTTATATGCCATTTAACTTTCTTTAATCTTTGTTAAAATATGTTCCTTATCGTCCTTTGTTAATGCTGGGTAGGTGTCTAATATTTCTTCCGCTGTCAATAATTCTTTTTCCATTCTCCTTTTGACAACTCGTACAAATATATTTACCTGATACTCTTTAAGCAATTATTACACCTCCCAAAATATCGGCTATTGCCATTTCAAGCTCGGCTAATCTTTGCTCAATATCATTATTATTAACATCTTCTTTTTTCGGCTCATATATCTTCCAACCCTCTTCTGGTAAAACCCCTACCTCTGTAATGGTGTGCAAATTACCTTCTTCATCAATAAAAGTAACCCCTTCGTAATTAGGGATTATTTCCCATTTTTCTTCCTCTATATTAAAAATTAATTCCTCATACTCTCCTACCTGTGGGGGCTGTATAATTGTAGACATAGGCGGAATTATCTTAAAGATATCTAAATCAATTGTTCCAGTAGCAGTTATTCTCCCTTCCTTATCATAGTGATATAAAGTATATTCTGCCATTAAAACCATCCCTTCCTCTTTTTAAATATATAACCAATATACTCATCTAATAAAACCAATTCCCAATCATCTTTGCCCAATTTATTTAAAATTATCGTAAAATCTTCTTCCTCTATCTTTTTAATCTCTCCATTTTCTACAAAAACCCAACCCTCATCAGCTAAATATCTCAAATTTCCATATCTAAACATCATTAAGACCTCCTTAAATTTTCATTATAAAAGCTAAAGCATAATATGGAGGTCTGTTTTCGTGGGCTTTTCCTCCACCTGTGTTGCCGATTGTATGGCTATGACTTCCAGCAGAGTTAATTGATAATGAGTGAGAGTGGTCACCTGCAGAGTCTGTCGTACGACTATCAAAAGTATTATAACTAAAAGCACTACTTGAACCCATACCAGAGCTCGAACGGATATCCTTAACTCTCTGATAAGAGTGTGTATGACTTCCAGTACTGTTTGTACTTCCCGTATGGGTATGAGCTCCAGCACCATTCATTGTGTGAGTATGGGCTGGCAAATTATCAACTGTTAGGGTCACACTATTTGCCCCACCTGTATTTCCTACATTATAAGATTTTCCTGCCCCTACAATAAATCTATCTCTTAAGTCAGGTGTCCCATTTTGCCCATCACATAACACCCAACCTTTAGGAATATTTGATATTGAACCACTCCACATAGTAATAATACCAGAGGGTATAGTCCCGCCAATTTCAACCCACGTTCCGTTATGATAACATTTTAAAACCGCCATCTATTTCCCTCCTTATAAAACTATCCATATATCATTATTTTTTGGATTTTCTGGCTCGCTGGCACTTATTGTAATTCTTCCTATATTTCCCAGTATTGCCTCTGATTTTGCTGCAAAATATGAGGCGTGCTTTCCATCTAATTTGTCCGCATTATCAACAGTTCCAATTATATCCTCTGCCTTATGAGTATGTTCTTTTAAGGCGTGTCCGCTATGAGGTGCACTTGCTTTTAAATGGTCTGTCCATTCTTTTGCCTGCTTATTAGAGATGTGTTTATCCCGCACTGTGCCTGTGTCTGTTTCATCAACAGGTGGCGGAGATACTTGATTATGTGTTACTTTATGGGGGTTATCTATCCTTCCCTCGTGCTTTAATAATTCTGTCCTATATGCCTTTTGCTGTAATATCTCATCAATCTTATCCATATTTTCATTAATATCCTCAATATGGACAATCTCTGTTAATTCAGGCTTCTTTAAATTATAATTAATCGTATAAAGCAATTCGCTCTCCCTCCCCTAATCAAATACTCTCGTCTTAACCTCGCCCCAAGTATAAGTAGCCATCTCAGCCCAAGTAACTTCCCAATTACTTAATTCGCCCCATAAGGTATAAGTATAGGCATATTCAAAGCCTAAATGGGCGGGCTTAATATCTTCTATTGAGTTACTTAAATCGGAAAGGTTAGGAGGAATACCCCTAACCCCTATAAATTTAATTATAAACTTGTATTCTTCTGGATACTCTATTACATCAACCTCCCCACCTGAAAAGGCGGTGGCAACATTTTTAATTAATTCTTTTGTTGTTGTTCCTTGTCCTCTTAATCTTGCAATAACTACCTCTCGTCTATGCTGTAATGGTTTATATTTGTTATGGGGAATACCAACAAAATCCTCCCACAATTCAATTCCCCACGTACACGTTTCTACAAATAACTGTTTTAAAATATCATTGATAATATAATTTATTGACGCAATTTCATCCCCTAATCCCAGTTGCAGGCTTTTTTGAATAGCACTATTTTTATAAAAATGTGGCAAATAATCTATAAGATTGACAATAAACTGGGATATATTTTCCGTATCTATATATTCACTTCCGTAAATAATATTTCTATACCTATCTGAGGAATACATTACAAAACCCTCCCTCTATATCCTTTCATATATATTGGCTATATTATCCTATTAAATAGAAAAAATCTTATTAAATTTGTATCCATATATCACCATTAGAGGGATGTAACGGCTCAGTGCTTTGAACGGATATTTTAGGCTGATTAGTCCCATTCCAGACAAGCCTCCGAGTAATTTCAAAGGTCTGTGGAGAAGTCCTCGGACTATAAACATCACCTTTTGAGTCTGTAAAAGCTGATAAATATACTTCAACCTGGGTATCCATACCGGCGTCAGAACGTACCCTATATCTCGCCCCTCCTCCACGTAACCAAACCAATAAACCACTTGTAGTTAATTTAAGTCCGCCAACCATATTAGAATAAGTTTCGTGAAATTCTTCAACTACTATATTTTTGTTATTTCCGCCCCATGCACTATCACCACTCCACCTAATTTCTAATGTCAATCCTCCCTTATGTGTTTTAGTATGCCACGTGTCAGGGGCTGTCCAATTATAGCCTCTGGAAATATTTAACCTACCCCACATATAATCAAAGTACATTTTAAAAAGTACAGGATAATAGGTATCTGCATCTCCGCCAACTTCTATATCTATATAATTGTTTTTATAGAGGGTTTTATCATTATATCCTGAATGAGCATGGTCTTTTAAACTATAATTTGTTAATTTATTATCAACCTCATTTTTACTATAATATCTTGTATCGTGATTATGAGGTGCAGGATTGAATTCAGTAGGGACATTTTCTACTCCTGTCCAATCTACTTTTTCCGCCCTATCCACCACACCATCATTATTTATATCATAAATACTTTTCAACATAACACCTTTAGCATTACCAACCAAAGCATTACCATTCGACGTTCCTATATAAACATTATTTGAATCCGTACAATACGCCATTTCACCTTCCAATAAAGGTGGTAAATCCTTCTCCAACCCTCTCTTTAGTCGTATTGTAACCATTTAAAACGTACCTCCATCTATATTTTTCACGGTTAATTTATAGTCGTTTTCCTCGTCAAATACTATACTATTTTCATCTATATTTACAGATACTCCATCATTATTCACCCTTATTCCATGATGCGGTTTAACCTGAATGTTATCAACATTGACAATAATTCCCATTCCTTGTCCAACACTGATTGTAATTTCATCACTACTACCTCCACCAACCAAACCATTACCTGCTATAATGGTCTGATTAGCCTCACCACTTTTTACCCAGGTATGGGCAGTATTATACACATAGTTTTTACCTTCCTCATCTACATATACACTCCAACCAATTTCAGGTGCAAAAAATCGCCACTCACCGTTAATAAATTCTGCAATCTCGTTATCGTGATTAGCCCATTCGCCCGTTGCCCCTACCCCTACAATATACCTATCTTTTTCAGTAGGATTTTCTGGCGGTGTTAATAATCCTTTTTTAATGACACTCTCCTGCCATTCGTGTCCCTTTACCGCATTAAATATTTCTGCCTTAATCTTGTTAGCACTCCATAAAACCGTCGTACCTTCGGCACTATCATCAATTTTTCTATGCAATTCTTCATCATCTAAATGTTTCCTAACTTCTTCCGCGGTAGTAATATGTCCGTTATTATCATTAATCTGTTTTACGTATCCTTCATTTAATTCTGAATTTCTAACTTTTCCATATTCTTCGCCATTTTCTATATCATCAAGTGTTCCAGTCATTTCATCAAGGGCTGTCCTATTTACCTTCTGCCAACTTGTCCCATCATCAATATATAAAAACCCTACATTGTCCCCACTTGTTACATAATAAAACCGCCCCTGATACCCTGGTTTAGGTCTACTACCATAATCCCCCATCATTACACGTCCAACAAAAAAATTCTGCACGCCATTTCCTATATATACCTCTTTAGTATCAGTACAAAACCCTAACTCTCCTACTGATAAAGCACCATAATTTTCTAATTGTGCCTTCGTTCCTCGCCTTACTTTTATTATTTGATTAGCCACTTAAATTCCCCCTTTATTTATTTAAAATGTTCCGCCGTCAATAACGCCATCTAAATGAATTTCGTTTCTTTCTTTATGAGTATCTAACTCAAAAACTACCTTCTCTATCCCTTCCTGTAACTCATTGACGTCCTTTGCCTCTACCTGGTCACCATAACTTTCATAATTTATATATACCTTATCAACATTAAGATAATCCACATTCACTTTTAAATAAAATCGCCAGGGATATTTATTTTTTACTTCTACCGTATAAGTAGTAATCTGCACGCCACCTCTATCAGGCTCTGTCCATATATTTATGGAGCTTTTAACCACGTTATCGTGATTTAAAAATCCTTCGCCCTTCCCATTAATTATTGGCATTACTTCATTCATAATAATGTGAGGACTTTCTAAATTTCGGTCAATCTTTCTTATAAACAACCTGTTACCCCCTTCCCCTACACCTCAACACTCAAGGAATTAAAATAGGCTACTTCATCATCTGTTATAACAATATTATCCTTTATCCCATTAATAGTTAGGTCAGTATAATCCATTACACCATTAACTCCAATAATTAAAGAACCTATAATAGCATAACTAACATAACTCTCTTTAAAAGCCACTTCGTTTCTTAAATAGTTTATTATCCTTTCTTCAATATCGGATTTAATATCATATAAACTGTAATTTCTATCTATAATTAACTTTACACTTATATCAATCGGGACACCTTTTGCAGATACAACAGTAACATTAGCCCCGATAGGTCTTTGTGTTTCAATATACCTATATACATCTTCAGTTAAATTTTCGTCAGCAGGTTCTTTATTACTATTGATAATAATAACCTTAACCGTCCCATTTCCGTTCCACAATGGTACAACCCTAACCCCGCCTACTCCTTCCACTTCTTTAGCCCATAATTCATAATGATATTTATTCCCACTCGTTGCTGGCAACCTAACTTTATCTAATAATCTTCTCAATAAGTCCTCATCAGTCTCCACATCAAGTCCATTTATAACAGGTTGAGGATTAGTAACCGACGTAACTCCTGTTATTTGCACAGGTGTTTCTGTAATTGTATTTGCAGGGACATTATATTTTATTCCTACCTCTTTAGCTTCCACGGGAATATCCACATAACCACCAACA